GTCATTTTAATATTGGTGATTATATAGGAGACCCAAGACAAAGATCTTCATCTGCTCAAATATACCCTGATTTAAATAATTTAAGTGAAGAATATTTTAAAAAATATATTAAACAATATGATTTAGTAGATTTTGTAAGATTAATAAAATTCTTTGATAATTCATTATTTAAAATGATAAAAGATTTTATACCTGCAAGAACTAGTTTAGCATCAGGTTTAGTAATAAAACAACATTTATTAGAAAGAAATAAATATCCACAACCACAAGTATCCCATACAGATGAACTATTAACGGGTTCTATTCAATCTAAACAAATATGGGTTGAATCCCTGTCCGGATCTATGATGTCTTCATCTTTAATAGAAAGTTTTAGTGGTGGGGCAGCAGGTATGTTTAATCCCTTTAATAATGAATATGAATTAAGTATATCTAGTTCAATAATTAATGTGTCTGTGTCTACTAATGTTAGTGGTAGTATTCCTCCAGAAGTACTTTCTTATGTGCCTGGATTTCAACCCTTACCAGAAACATTAAAATTATATTTAAGATTTGCAAGTGATGCAAATGCGGGCATGATATCAAATGTAGCTAATGCTAGGGAGTTTTTTAATAGATCTAATTTAGGAAACCCAATGGCCAGACTTGTAGCTTATAATTCGGCAGATGTAGTAAATAATACTCCTACTTCATCACCATTAGCAACAATATTTGTAGACAATGAAAATAGGCCTCTTATTAGCCCAGAAATATTTGCATTAAATACAGTAGATGGAGAAGGAAGAGAAGTTGCAGAGTTAATAGCAGGTGGAACATCAGCTTCTGAGATAGACTATCCCGGAATTACTACTACAGGAACAGATATGCTTTCAACTAATCAACTATTTTTTATGGTATTTCCAGGTTCTGTACCTTTTGATGAAAGTCTTTATGAATTTTCAGGTTCTTCAGCTTTTTTACCCCACAACATTTCTAGTAATAATTTCTTTCCATCATCATCTCTTTCAGCCAGCACGGTACTTAATGATATAATTGTATACCCAACTCCACCTCAATTTAATATAACTCAAAGTTTTACAGTTACAACTCCTTCATTATCTGGATCAGTAACTAGAACACATAGATCACAAGATGAATTTTATAATGGTGAACTAAGTGGTTCTACTTTAGTAGTATCTAATGGAGAATTAAACGAAGATTGTGAACAATTTAAATTTATTAATCCTAAAGGTGCAAATTATGGAATAAGGTCATATAATTCTGTAGATGATAATTTTGGGGATTTTATAAACCCAAATCAAAAACCCCTAAAAGGATTTATACAATTATGGTTTCAAGATAATACTAGTGCAGCCCTACCAGCACCAAATCCTAGTTTATAAAATATTTATATGAAATGGCAGGAAGAATAAGATATATTAAAATAGCAAGAACAGATAGTAACGGAGTAGACATAACGAATTCTTTAGAATCTTTATCAACATTAATAATCCCCTCGGGTTCATCCAGTTTAACTTATCAAATAAATAATAAAACAAGATATCCAAGTTATTATTTATTTCTAGTAACCCCTCCTACTAATACAAATATTTCAACTGCTATTACAAGTTCTGTACCTTATAAAGTTCGTACTATTCCCACAAGTAATAATGGTATAGCTGCAGTACAATATTCAGCTATGCCAGTATCTTTAGGTAATACTTCAGTTGATAATTTAAATTTAGTTAAATCAGCAACATCAAATACCAACCCAGGAGCAGGAGATTTAAATTATTTTGATCCTCAAACAGATATGCAAGGAAAACAACTTCATGTAAGTTTAATAGGAAGTGCAAGTGTTGATGGAAATACGGGTCAGGGTTTTCTTTCTATTAGAAAAGGAACTTTAGATGATTTTAATGCTGGAGCTGGCAGTAGTACAAACATTGCAGGAACACCTATTAATCCTAATGCTACTTCAAGCTTTGATTTATCTACAACTACTACTTTAGAATTAGGCCAAATTTTATATCTTTTAGTAAATGAAAATGTAAATAATTTTAATGCTACTAATATTAATTTTACTTTTAATACATTATTAAATATATCCTCATCACAAGCAACTGGATCATTAAAAAAAGAATTAGTAATAGAACCATTTTTTACATCTCCATTTTATGGAACAGATTGTGATGTAACATATGGAAATGCTTCTCAACCTGTTTCTAATCCATTTTTACAAGATATAGACTATGGGGATGGAGTAATAACCCCTGTAAATAATGAAGTTATTATAAGTGGATCTGCAACAAAAGGAACAGTTCCTGAATCATTTTTTACAGTAAAATCTATACTAAATCCTACTTATGAAAGTGTAAATACTGTTTCTGAATATAATAAAGAAGAATCAGCTTTTACTACACAAGTATCATCTGGAGTATTTGTAGCATATTTTGATTCTTATCAAACAATTCAACGATTTGCTCAAGAAAAATATCGAACAAGATTTAATCTAAAATATTTAATAACCCCAGAAGAAGAACTTATAGAAATAAGTAATGATCCTGATATTTTATATACTTTACTTTATAATTTTGGTACTAATGCTAATCCTAATACAACATACGATTTTATTTCAACTGGTGGTACAGATACTAATCGTTGGGGTCAAATTGATGGTTCTGTAAAATTAAGAGCTACTACTTTTTCAACTGGATCCTTTGATACTAGTGCAGATGCTAATCCTTTAGAGTGGAAAGGAGATTATGCAAATTATTTATATCAAGGAAATATTCAAGCATTTGCTTACACTACAGGTAGTATTCCAGGAATTTCGGGATCTTCATCTGAATTTCAAAATGTAGGAGGTATTTTATTCCCAGCTTCAATAGGATTAACAAGTGCGGCTGAATTACCTTCAAAAGCTAAAGAAATATTAACAAAAAATAACATTATTGCACCATCAAACACAACTTCTTAAAAGTAACTTGGATGGAGAATTAATAATACACATATTTATAATATATAATTAAACACAAATGGGATATTTAAATAATCAAGTAGTAACAGTTGATGCTATTCTAACAAAAAAAGGTAGACAACTTTTAGCTCAAAATGATGGTTCTTTTAGAATTACACAATTTGCTTTAGCAGATGATGAAATAGATTACACATTATACAACCCGAATAATGCTCAGGGTTCCGCATATTATGGAGAAGCTATAGATAACATGCCTTTATTAGAAGCCTTTGCTGATGACTCTCAAACAATGAAATATAAATTAGCTACTTTACCAAGGGGTACAGCAGTTTTACCTGTACTAGATTTGGGATTTGCAGCTATAACATTAAAACAAGGAGCATCTTTATCTTTAACTCCTCAAACATTAAATTATTTAGGTAATACTTCAGCATTTGAAACTTCGGGTTACACAGCAACAATAGCAGATGTTAGAACTATGGCTACTTTTAATGGAGTAGGAATTCAATCAGATGCAGCTCAAGCACAAAATGCTACTTCAACAACAACATTAGGAACAAATGTATCTTCTACAGTAATAGGATCTCAAATTAATCTAAGAGCAACTACAGTAAATACATTGTTTGGATCAAATGAACAACTAAGTACGACTTTAACAGTAGTAGGTTTAGATAGTGGAGCCAGATTAACAATACCTGTAACAATTACTAAAACAACTTAAAAATGGGATATAAAAGATTAGACGCAGAAGATTTTGTAGTTAGTGCTGATTCAGTACAAGCTACAGCATGGTCTACAGGAACACCAACATTAACATCATTTTTTACATCATCAGTTCAAGCAACAGGTACCTCAGGAAATTATTATTTAAGTGTATATCAAGTAGCAGCCACAGATTCTGCAACTGCAGTTCAATTTGATATAGCATATGGAAATAGGTATGGGAGTGGTAGTGAATATTTTAATTCTACCTACCCTAGCAGAACCCCAGCTTCATCTATTTATGGTCAATATAGATCAATGATATTAGAAGATGAAAATTCTAATTTTCAATATGGTACTAGTACTAATGTTTATACAGCAGATGATTTTTGGGCATTATCAATAGATAGAGCTAGATATAAAGAAAAAATTTATCCCCAAACATTTAATCTACAAATCTCAGGTTCGGGTGGAATGTTACATTTAACAAGTAATGTTAATGATACTCAAGTACAAACATTTTTAGGTTCTTCTAGAGTATTACAAGTAGTATCAGGTTCAGATGGTACTGTAGTAACAGGTGGAGGTGAAGTAGCAGGTTCAGGTTCTTATGGTTTATTATTTCCTGAATTAGGAACAGTTTTATTAAACCCAGCAGCTATTTCACAATCTATACAAGTAGATTCTAATAAAGATGCAAATTTAACTAACGGTACTAATCAGGCTACTTTATATGGAGCTATAGATTTAGGATCATCTTTTACCTTAAACTCGGAAGAAACAATTACTTCTGATTTTGTATTTGTAAGATCAAGAAACTCAGAATTTAATTATTCAACAAACCCTTCATTTATATCTGGTTCAACTGGAGAAGTAGTGTATAACCAATTTATAAATAATCCACAAGTATATGTTACTACAGTAGGAATGTATAATGATGCAAATGAATTATTAGCCGTAGCTAAATTATCAAGACCATTGCTTAAAGACTTTACTAAAGAAAGTTTAATAAGGGTTAAATTAGATTTTTAGGATGAATGAGTGTTTACAAGTCATTAACAACATCGGATGTTATAGTAACTCCATTTAAAGTAAATAAAAGTTTTTCTTTTCAAGGTGCAAGTGCTCTTACTGCTTCAAATGCTGGTATAGATAGATTTTTAGGGAAAAACATCCCTTACATTTCAGGATCGGATACAACAGGTCAAATTAAAACCCAATCACAAGCATTAGTATATGATTCTATAAAACAATTATATTACACTAATTATTTAAGAGGTGATGATGGTTCTCCTGCAAATACAGCTTCTTTTAATCCTGACGGTACTATTACTGCTGATGGTGGAGCTAATCAACCAATGTATGAAAATTATTTACCTAATACTTTATTAGCTAATAGATATTTTCCAACGGGTTCAAATGATGAAATAGGTGTAATGCCTGTACCCTCAAATATATTTGGAGAATATATTAAACCAGGAACTTTTAATTATGAAACAGAAGGAATATCTTATACGGATAATGGAGAAGGAGGGTTAATTAGTGCTAGTTTAAAAGTAGGGGATATAATATATGAACATGGTATAATAACCCTTACATCAGCTTCTAGTAATATAAACTCTTTTACTACAAGCAGTAATATAACTTGTTCTTTTCAAAGTACAATGACAATATATGAATCACAATATAAATGTACTTTTAGCCCTAATGAATATACTTACACACAAAATCCATCAGCAGTATCAGGCAGTACTGAAGGTAGAGTATATGATTTTTTAACTGGTTCATATTTTCAACCCTATGTAACAACAGTAGGACTATATAATAATGCAAACCAACTAGTAGCAGTAGGTAAATTATCTCAACCTTTGCAAAGTTCAAATGTAACAGATACTACTATACTAGTAAATTTAGATCTCTAGTATTAACTAAAACAAACATATGAAATGGATAGGTCTTCAAGGAGAACCAATTGATACCATTACAGATTTCCCAGATAACACATACGGATTCGTTTATAGAATAGTACATAAACCTACAGGTAAATCCTATATAGGTAAAAAAGTATTATACCATAATAGAAAAGTTAAATTAACTAAAAAAGATTTAGCAATGTATGAAGGAGTAGTAGGTAGGAAACCATCTTACAAACTAACAATAAAAGAATCTGATTGGGAATCTTATTGGGGTTCAAATAAATTACTTAAGGAAGTAATGGAATTAGAACCAATAGAAAATTTTGAACGTCACATAGTTAAAACAGCCCCAGATAAAAAACTATTAACATACTATGAAACGCAAATGCAATTCGTACATCAAGTACTAGAAAAACCTGATGAATATTTTAATGATAATATATTAGGTAAGTTTTTTACAAAAGATTTTGAACTTTAAAATATACTTCGTATATTACAACACATGGTAAATGAACTACTAGTTAATCTAGTTAATACAGTCTTAGGGACAGGGAAGAGGACAGCAAGAGGTAATCAAGCATACCATTGTCCTTTCTGCAATCACCATAAACCCAAATTAGAGGTTAATTTTACAGAAAATAAAAAAGGCTACAACCCATTTCAATGTTGGGTATGTGGTAAAAAAGGTAAAACAATAAGAAGTTTATTTAAAGCACTTAAGGTATCACCGGATAAATTTGTAGAACTAGGTAAACTAGTTAAAACAGGTAGCCATGTAGAAGAAGTTATAGTAGAAAACATAGTAGAATTACCCAAAGAATTCATCCCATTTTTTCCAGATGATAAAACTATAAAATGGAAACAAGCATATTATTATTTAAAAAGTAGAGGTGTTACAAATGATGATATTATAAAATATAATATTGGATATTGTGATTTTGGTAGATATAATAATATGGTTATTATACCTTCATATGATAAAGATGGCATACTAAACTATTTTACAGGTCGTTCATTCGAACAAGATCCATTTATTAAATATAGAAACCCAGAATGTTCTAGAGATATAATACCATTTGAATTATTCATAAACTGGGATTCACCATTAGTACTATGTGAAGGTCCATTTGATGCTATGGCAATAAAACGAAATGCTATACCATTATTAGGTAAAAACATACAATCAAATTTACTTAAACGTATAGTACAATCAACAGTTAAAAAGATTTATATAGCATTAGATACTGATGCTATAAAGCAAGCACTTAAACATTGTGAATATTTACTAAACCAAGGTAAAGAAGTATACCTTGTAGAATTAGATGGAAAGGATCCAAGTGATTTAGGTTTTTCCTATTTTACCAAGCTAATTCAAAACACAGAACCCATTAGTCAATATGATTTAATGGAGAAAAAGATATCTCTCATATGAAGAAGAGGAATGTAAAGAAAAAGTACAATAGGATATTAGAAATATCCGAAGATGCAAAACAAATAACCCTACCAGATTCTAGGTATTATAGAAGAAATGGTAAATATTATCCATCAATAACATATGTTTTATCACACTACCCAAAAGGTAAACATTTTCAAGACTGGTTAAAAAAAGTAGGATACAGTGCAGATTGGATAGTTAAAAAAGCAGGCGAAGAAGGTACTTTAGTACATGAGATGATAGAAGATTATTTAAATGGTAAAGAATTAAATTTTTTATCTGAAAATGGAGGTGTATTATATGATCCTACAGTATGGCAAATGTTTTTAAAATTTGTAGATTGGTGGGAAGAATATAACCCAACTTTACTAGAAACAGAAGTACATTTATTTTCAGATGAGCTTAAAGTAGCAGGTACATGCGATTTAATCTGTGAAATAGGTAATGAAATATGGCTTATAGATTTCAAAACATCTAACCATTTACAAACAACTTACGATTTGCAGACCGCTGTTTACGCCAAATGTTATGAAGAGTGTTTTGGTAAGAAAATAGACAGACTAGGTGTATTATGGTTAAAATCATCCAAACGTGGACCTAAAGAAGGTAAAATGCAAGGTAAAGGATGGGAAATGTATGAATCAAAACGTACCCAAGATGAAAACTTGGATATATTTTTAACAGTAAAAAAACTATTTGACCTAGAAAACCCAAAACACTCACCAATATTTACAGAATTTAGAACGCAAGTGAAGAAAAAGGGCTAATATTTATATCCATGATAAAATTAGTTGATTTGTTAGAACAAGTTCAAGGTAAACCACTAGCAATTCTTTTAGCAGGAGCTCCTGGAGCAGGGAAGGGTTCTATTTTAAAAGATTTAGATTTATCTAATTTAAAAACATTTAATTTAGATGATACAATATCAGCATTATCTAAAACGGATGGATTTACCTTAAATCAAAAAGCAGCGGATGCTGAAGATAGAAGTAAATTCATGAAAGCAATGGCTCAAGCTACTAAAAAACTTAAAGGAGAACAAATACCCCAAGCCATAGCTAATCGCGATTCCTTCGTATTAGATGGTACATCTGCATCGCAAAATCAAACAATTAAATTAGTAAATCAGCTAGAAAAAGAAGGGTATGACATTCTTATGTTATATGTTTATACTGACTTAGAAACGTCACTAAAACGTAATCAAGAACGATTTGAAAAATCAGGTGGGGAAGACAGAAGTTTATTACCAGGTGCAGTATTAAGTACATGGAAAGATGTAACTAAAAACTTTAAACCATATCAGGATTTATTTGGCGATAATTTTGTATCTGTAGCAAATACTGGTGATTCCGAAACAATGAAGGATATATCTAATATATTAAAAACTTATGTTGATCCTTTTAAAGTTAAAGATGGTAGACAAAAAACAGAAAAAGAATTATCTAGAAGTAACGCTCAAAAGGCAAAATTAAACCAAGAAGTACAAGATATATTACAATCGGATCAAGTACAAAATATTATAAATTCTTCAGTATCAAAAGAAGAAGCACAAAGTAAAATAAATGCATTTTTAAAATGAATGGGTTAAGTGAATTTTTAGTAGAAGGTATATTAAATGAAGTAACAGAAAAAGTAGTTGCTTTATTTGGGGGAGGATTTAAACCCCCTACAAAAGGTCATTTAGAGGTAGTTAATCAAGGTTTACAACAAAGTCCTGAAGTAACTGAAGTAAAAATATTAGTGGGTGGAGGAGAAAGAGATGGTTTTACACAAAGACAAGCAGTTAAAATTTGGAATTTATATAACGATATAGGTTTTATAAATAAACCTGCTACAATAATCCCTGTTAGCTCACCTTTTACATATTATAAAAATTATCTTAAAGACAATCCAGATGATAAAGTATATGTTTTTATAGGATCAAGACCTGGAGATGATAAGGATCAATTTGATGTTAAACAAAGATCAGAATATGTTAAAAAATATAGTGATAATGTAATACCAACAGAAGTAGCTACTACGGGAGGTGTAAGTGGAACTGAAGCAAGAAAATTATTTAAAACGGATATAGATAGTTTTAGAAATATGTTCCCTGAAAATTTAACAGAAGAAGATTTTAAAAAAATACTGAATATATTAGGTAAAAAAGATTTAAATGAAGGAGATCCTAAAAAAGGTACAGGCAAAAAACCAAAAGGATCAAGTAGAAGATTATACACAGATGAGGATCCAAAAGATACAGTAGGTATAAAATTTTCTACTAGACAGGATATAGTAGATACTTTAAACAAAAAATCATTTAAAGCTAAATCACATGCTAGACAATCTCAAATTATAAACCTAATACATCAAAGGGTAAGAGCAGCATATGGAAGAGCAAAGGATCCTGCTGTAAAAAAACGTTTAAAAACTGGTTTAGATTATATTACAAATAAAAAAGAGGCATCTAAAAAGAAAACACAACGTTTAAAAGACCAAAAAGAAAATATAGACCCTAAATCGCAAAAAAAACA